GAATAGAGCAAGCCCTTTTGCATGTCTTTGGCAATGCGATCCTGTACACCGTTCCAATTGTTCATGGTGGCTTCGGTCTTGCGGATCTCCTCTTGGGTCTTGCCCATGAGTGCCAGCAGAGGATTGACGGCCACCTCTCCGAATTGGTCTTTCAGGAACGCTGCCTGATCTGCCTTGCCATAGCCTGACAGGCCCTTTTGCAGTTCGATCACGATGTCGGTCAGCTTGCGCACATTGCCCTGGGCGTCCACAGCATCCACCCCAATCTTGGAGAGGGCCTGTCGAACGGCTGGATCAGCAAGTCTCAGCATGGCGTTTTGGAGGCCATTGCCTGCCTGTGATGCTTTGATGCCGCTATTGCCCAGCAAGACAAGCAGGGTATTGACTGTTTCAAGGGGCTGATTGATCTGATTGGCGGTACTGCCCACATATTTGTAGGATTCTGCGAGGTCGGACACACCGATCTTTGATTCGTTGGCAGCCAATACAATCCCGTTGGACACGCGATCAAATTCGTCAGCACTTAGGCCAAACTGCGAGCGCACAGAGTCAACAGTCATGCCGATGCCCATCAGGTCTTCTTGGGTAGCCACAGAGGCCACTGTGACAGACTTCATGGCCTTGGCCACCTCATCAGCGCTTAAGCCTGCTTTGGCGAACTCAACCCCAAGGTTGGCAACCTCAGTGGAGGTCTTGCCGAACTCAGACATATCACGGGCCAATTGCTTGAACTGCCCCATCTCCTCTGCTGTGGCCTTGGAGATGGCTTTGAACGCCACCAACTTGCTCTCAAACTGTGAGAACTCCTGACCTGCAGAAGAAATACCCGAAATGATGGCAGCGGTAGCCACACCCAAGACCATAGTGATGTCGCGGATTGCCCCGCCTGCCTGGGCATAGGCGTCTTTGACTTCTTTGGCCTGTCTCTGCAAAGCGGCAAAGGACTGCATCTTCTGCTGCTCTGCCATGAGGGCATTGATACGCGCTTGTGTGGCCGCGATCTTTTCTGCAACCTTCACCCGTTCCTCATCGGTCATGGTGATGGACTGGGATTTGGCCTTCATTTCTTCAAGCTGTTTGGTGTCCTTGGCGATCTTCAGTGAGTAATTGTCGGCAGCTTTCTCCCAGCGAGACATGTCTGCCTGTCGCATAGACTTGGACAGGTTTTCAATGTCCTTCTCGATCCCTTTGAATACCCGGTCAATCTCATTCCCAAAGCGGGTCACTTCATCAATGACGGGCTTGGCATGGGTCTTGAACTCATCAAAGGCGTCTTGTAAGGTTTGGCCCATATCATTGAGGGCTTTGTCGATGCCCTTGACTGCTCCCATGACTTCCCTGAGTGCGCTGGTCAGATCTGAGGCACTGAGGCCCAATTCCCAGGTATATCTGTTTTCTGCCATGGGTCAATCCTTTCTAAAGTATGGGTGTAAGTAATTGCTGCAAATCGCGGTGCTGCTGTTTCACCAGTGGGTTGCTTGGGCACTCGCGGTATGCTTGGGTGAGGTAGAGGTAAGCCGTCTCAGGCTGTGAGAGTTTCAGCCAAATGTTGGCAATGCCAAAATAGGGCTTCCAGCCAAATGAGCTGCGGTCAATGCGTCCTGTGGTGGTCTGTCCATTCCAGGCAAATTCTGCGGCCTGTTCATAGGCGTGCAGGGCTTTGCTCCAGTTTTCTTTGGCCGTCCAATAGTTGGCGACCACGATCCAGAAATCAGGGGATTGCTCGCAGGATGGGGGGTAATTGCCCAGGGCTTCTATTCCCTGTGGGCCATGCAACTGCATTGCCATGGTCATGAGCATTACCCATGCTGTCACCTTGTACGCGCTCTCCTGATCGCCCAACAGTTCCAGGCAGCGCTTGACTGCTTCAAAGGCTTCCGCTTGGGCACCCATCACGGACAGGGTGTTTGCCAGGTTGAAATGGTGGAACGGGTTCTCAGGCTCATCAGCAATGCACTGCTCCAGCAATGCTTTGTTGCGCTCTGACTTGCCCCGCTCTTGCACCACTTCGGGCAGGTATCCCAAGTGCCAAATAATTGCCTCATGGTTCCATCTGCGAATCAGGGCATAGTCAGGGCTGTGGCTGGCAAGCTGTTCATGGATGCGCCCCACAAAGCGCAAGGCGTTGTTATTTGGGAATAAGCGAACCACATAATGCTCGGTGGCCGTATCTTTGTTGCCACGGTCTGCATAATTGCGAATCTTCAGTTCATAGGCTGCTTGGGGCTCTTTGGCCATCAATGCACGAATCACGTCATGAGAGTCTTTATCTAAACGCTCATCGGCATCAAGGATCAGAATCCAATCCCCGGTTGCTGCATCAAGCGATTCGTTTCTCGCAGCCGCAAAGCTACCGGGCCACTCACGGGAGAGTACAGTGGCACCGGCTGCTCGGGCTATCTCTTGCGTGTCATCGGTGGATCCGGTATCGACCACGATGACCTCATAGGCCAACCCCTGAACGCTTTCTATTGCGCCCCGGATATACTTGGCCTCATCTTTGGCGATCATGCAGACAGACAGCTTTAAGTCCATTTGAGATCCCCCTTTTGCCAGCCACGCTTGAGGGTGCCTGGCTTATGGGTTTCGGTGTTCACCTTGCCGATGGGGGTGCGGTCGATGACTTCCTGCAGAAACTTGTCTTGCACATCCTCCATCAGACCTTCGATCTGCTCTTTGGTTGGGGGGAATGGCAGGTTATTAAACTCCTGCGTCATGAAGTCCTCGACAGCGGGCATCGAACGGCGCACCATGCCACGGGGGGCCATCTTGCTTGTGCCATACTCGACATACTCGGTATAGGGCACTTCGTTGTAGATCTCGACAGTGCAAGACTTCTGCCCAATCTCTGCCAAGGCTTGCTCTATCTTGCCCAGCAACAGATCCGGGCTTTTGACGGTCACTTTGGTCATAGGGCAAACCTCATGTAATAGAAGGCGTTGACGATCTGTTCTGTCAGATACTTTTTCAGCATGGCCTCTGCCTGATCGCCCAATTCAGCACACTCTTTTTCAATGGCTGCAACTGGGATATTGGCAACATCAATGGGCAGGGCCTTGTGACACTGCTCAGGGCCTTTGGGGGTATTCATCCACCAACCACACACAGGCTCCCCGAATTTCAGGGCCTGGGTTTGGGAGAGGATGAAATGCAAGCGCCCATCATTGACGGTGGTGTGCCTGTCAAACCAAGGGGCAAGGGGTTCTGTGAACTGTTCCAGCCACTTGCAAACCCGTGTCCAATTGGGAGAGCCACCCACCACCATTGGCCCCATCTCACGGGGCATCAGTGAAGGTCTGCCAAACCCATCGACAATCAACCGGGTCAGGCAGTCGAACACATACAACTGAAAGCGCTCGTACTTGTCCGCTGGGCTCCCTGGGCAATCTGCCCACGGAAACACACCCAAGACTGAGGCAGAGGGAAACTCACGGGTGAGAATCTTGCCCTTGCTCTCGATGGGCTTGACTGAGATTCTGAAGTCCACTGTACCGCCAAGATCTTCCTTCAGAACCTCAAACACAAAGAAGGGGTGCCACGGCTTAAGCAGGGAATACACCTTGATTCTGTGGGGGTTCTGAATGGGCTGGATCAGTTCGCGGGGGGATACTGGCAAAGAAGGGATTTTGGCGTGGATTTTAAGGCTCATTCTGAGTACCCGCAATAGCCACGGATGTATTGAGAGAAGTTTTTAGCACTGGCATAGGCCCACTTTAAGACGCGCTTGCTGCGGCGCTTGTGGTCATCACTGCCATGCTCTTTGGCTGTCTCTGAGGATCGCCAATCAATGTATCCGGACTTGTCGCGTCTGCGTTGGATGGCGATTTTGTGACGGTAGGCAGTGACAAGGTTGAATCCACGGATCTCCGCTTCCGAGAAGTGGTACTCACTTGCGATGGGGTCAATCCATTCGTCATACCACCATTGGGCATCCCACCAGCAGAATCCGGCGCTTTCACCGATTCCGAGATCTTCTTGCTGAACGTCTTTATAATCGCAATAATCTTCCCAAAATTGGAGTCCAGAAACAGGCGAATACTCCCAGGCACTTCTTGCCACAGATCGGTAAAAAAACGCTGGTTGACTTCGACCAACTTTCTCACCGCTTGGATCACCTGATTGGGCAGGCAGGAGCGCAGATAGCCCCCACTGATCACCTGTCCCGTGGCGTGGTTGCTCAGG